AAGCGGGTGAAGATTTTTGGGCTGCATCTATGGCATCCCTATCAACGGGGGGTAAGATTATCCTAATCTCCACACCTAATGGGTACGACCCTATATACTATGGTGTATATGACCAAGCAATAAGAGGTATGAATGATTTTCATATAACCGATTTAAGATGGTTTAAAGACCCTCGTTACGCTTCGGACCTAAAATGGTTAAAGGTAGACGATATAATCCATTATATGTTAAATAGGGATCTCTACAATGACGATGAAGTAGTTTTAGAAGCTGGTTGGGAGAATTATACACAATTACTTGAAGATGGATATAAACCATATTCACATTGGTTTGAGAATATGGCCAAGAAGTTCAAGTACGATAAAAGAAAGATCGCACAGGAATTAGAATGTGACTTCCTTGGGTCTGGTGACGGTGTTATCCCTAACGACATACAAGAACGTATACGAAAAAATGAAATAAAGGAACCTATTGAGAAATATATGCAAGGTACTTTTTGGTTATGGAAAGAACCTGTAAAAGACCATAGATATATTATGGGGGTAGACGTGTCTCGAGGAGATAGTGCGGATGCGTCCTCAATATCAGTAATCGATTTCGATGAACGTGAACAAGTTGCAGAGTATATTGGTAAAATACCTCCCGACGATTTAGCAAGTATCGCATATAAATGGGCCACATTATACAAGGCATTTGTTGTAATTGATATTACCGGTGGTATGGGTATTGCCACATCCAGAAAATTACAGGAGATGAATTATAAAGACCTTTACATTGAGGGAGTTAATTCAATGAACAAATGGGATTATAATAGGAAAGCACAAGAAAAAATACCCGGACTTAGTTTCAATAATAAGAGGACTCAGATTGTGGCGTCATTTGAAGAACATTTAAGACATGGGTTTGGTGTAAGATCGAGTAGGTTATTAAATGAACTTAATACCTTTGTTTATGTTAACGGTAGACCTGACCACATGAAGGGTGCTCACGATGACGCAATTATGGGGTTAGCAATGGCACTATATGTTGGTGACATTTGTTTTAGTCAACTAAATAGAAATGATAGTTCGAACAAGGCAATGTTGGATTCTTGGGTTTTATCAGAAAGGACCTATGAGACGAGTAAGTCTTTTTATTCCCACGGAACCGCATTCGACGCAATAGGGTCCATGACAACGGACGGACAACCTTACAATCCAAGTAGGAATAACCCGACTTTAGAACAATACCAAGAACATTCATGGTTATTCGGTAAAAAAATAAAGGGGTTTTAATTGTAAAAAAAATTATGTATATTGTAATGATTAATATTTATTAATATGGCTAAAAAAGAATTAACAGTTTATCAGCAACTGACTAAGGTATTCGGATTTCAATCTGAAAAACCAACACCCCCAAAACAATATCGATTTGATAAGGATCAACTATTGAAGACCGATAGTAAGGAGGAGTATGAAAAACAACTATTACAACAACAACAATCTCAATATATTGCAGATAAGTGGACTAAGTTAGATCAATCACTTTATAATCAATCAGTTTATTATGAACCTAATAGATTGGCTGCTTATTATGATTATGAGTCTATGGAGTTCACACCTGAAATATCGGCAGCGTTAGACATTTATTCCGAGGAATCAACTACTTTATCTGAGAAAGGACAAATATTAACCATTTATTCAGAATCTAAAAGAGTTAAAAACATATTAGAGGATTTATTCTATAATGTTTTAGATATAAACACTAACTTACAAATGTGGTGTAGAGGATTGTCAAAATACGGAGATAATTTCGTTTATTTAAAGATAGATCCAGATAGAGGAGTAATAGGATGTCAACAACTACCTAATATTGAAATAGAGAGACATGAAGGTGCCGCATCTAACGTACACAAGGCAGAACCAACAACCAAAGTACCAAGTAGAGAATTGAGGTTCGCTTGGAAAAATAAGGACATGGAGTTCCAAGCATGGGAAGTAGCCCACTTTAGACTTTTAGGTGACGATAGAAAATTACCATATGGTACTTCTATGTTAGATAAGGTTAGACGTATATGGAAACAACTACTTTTGGCTGAAGACGCAATGTTAATTTATAGAACATCTAGAGCACCTGAAAGAAGGGTGTTTAAAGTATTCGTTGGGAATATGGATGATAAAGACATTGAGGCCTATGTACAAAGAGTTGCCAATAAGTTTAAAAGAGATCAAATAGTTGATCAAAAGAACGGACAGGTTGATATGAGATATAACCAGATGGCTGTTGATCAGGATTACTTTATACCCGTAAGAGACCCTTCACAAACAAATCCAATTGAAACATTACCCGGAGCACAGAATTTAGGGGAAATTGCAGATATAGAATACATTCAGAAAAAGATGTTAGCCGCACTTAGAATACCTAAAGCTTTCTTAGGGTTTGAGGAAATTGTTGGTGACGGTAAAACATTGGCATTAATGGATATTCGTTTTGCGAGGACTGTTAATAGAATACAGAAATCACTTATACAGGAATTAAATAAAATTGCGTTAGTACACCTGTATCTTCTTGGTTTAGAAGATGAGTTAGATAATTTCACAATGACATTAACTAATCCATCGGCACAATCTGATCTACTTAAGATAGAACAGTGGAAAGAGAAGATAACATTATATAAAGACGCAACTGCAGATCAATCACAAGTAGGTATACAACCCGTATCACATACTTGGGCTAAGAAAAATATTCTTGGTATGAGTGATAATGATGTTATACTTGATTTACAACAACAAAGACTCGAAAGAGCTCTTGGTGCTGAGTTAGGTATTACACAAAACATTATTAAAAGGACCGGAGTATTTGATGAGGTTGATAAAAAATATGGAATCTCTGAAAAAGAAAGACAATCTATGGAGTCCCCACCAGCATCGGGGGGTGACGATATGGGTGGTGGAGACTTCGGAGGTGGAGACCTTGGAGGTGGAGACATGGGGTCGGCACCTGAACCACCAATTGGTGGTGACGTAGGTGGTGACGAACCATTAAGTGAGAACTCAAAAAAATCTAAAATATTAAGTATGTTAGGTGACGAAAAAGAAGATTTTGATAATCTTTTTGATGTCGATAAGGCACAACGTAATATTTATGAAATAGAGAATAAAATTAAAGATATTATAAAAGACGAATAATGATGACATTTGGACACATTAAAAACAAGGTTTTAGTTAAATTAACAGAATCTTACGGAACAAAAGAGTTTAAAGGAAATATAAACAAGTATTTTAAGCCAATAATGAATAGTAGTGTTTTGAAGGAAATGTATTCATTATATGAAGAAATAGAAAGTAAAACTTTTGACGATAAAGAAACCGCACAGATTTACGTCGAGGAATTGTCCAGAGTTTTAAAGGAAAAACATCACGATATTAGTAAGTCGTTATTTGATTTAAACGAATCACTTAAAGATGTTGATAAGACAACTAATCATTTGTATGAGTGGTTAGACCATTTATCAACACCGGATAAGTTAGGTAATATATCAAGTAAGGTTGTTGCTAAGAAAAAATTGGTGGAACATTTAGTAACCGATAAAACTCAAGACGAATTAAAAGTGGATAAATCAGTTAATGAAAATCTTTTAAACACAGTTTTAGTGAATAACTTTAATTCTGATTATGGTAAAGACTTAACAGAAAGTGAAAAGGAGAAATTACATAGTATTTTATCGTTAGATATTGAAGAACTTAACATTAAGTTTTCAGATTTACAGGAAAGTATTAATAGTACGTTAGATTTACTAACAGAAGAAGACTCTTCATTTAAATCTAAGGCCGATGAGGTAAGAAATGAGGTAATTAAAATGGATGTAAGTAAATATAACCTATATCGATTAGAAGACCTCTTAGAGGGATTATCGTAAATTATTTAAAGGTGTCTTAGGACACCTTTTTTATTTGTCTTCATTATCCTTTAACATCTGTATATAGACTGCCTTTTGATGTTGTTTTCTTTTTTTAACAGACGACTTTAAAAAAGTTTTATTTTCCTTAAGGTGTTGTAACTGTTTTACATTTCTAACCTTTTTTTTATATTTTTTAAGTGCCTGCTCTATATTACCCTTTTTAACCTCTATTATTAACATATTACTGATTTTTATATAAATACAAACAATTAAATTTGTTTTTCAAGATAATTTTGTCTATATTTTAGATAACACCATAAAATACGATATAATATGAAAAATGAAATTAGGACGTTACATTCCATTAGGAGATTACAAAAACGTTAAAGTAGGTTACGGTACAATTAACCATAAAGAATTAAAAACAATTTATGTAAATTTTAACTCATGGTTAGAACCCGACCCATACTGCGAAGATTACGACGTAATAGTGAAATCTTCAAGAAATAAAATAAAAAAATTAATCTATAATTTAGGTATAGGTCTTTTTAGGAAAGAGTCAATTGTGGATTTAGATGTTAGAACTAAAGGAATAAAAAAAGAGAAAAGATCTTTTATGAATTTAGAAATAACATTATATACCGAAAAACACTTCAACATTAAAGATAAATCATTAAAAGATGACATGTATAATTTAGTTACCGAGGTAATTGATACGTGTTTAAATGACGATTTATTATACAATTTCAACAAAAAGAAAAAATAACTTAGTTTTTCATGTATTTATAGAGATAAAACTATAGATACATGAAAGTATTAGGTCCAAAAGATACGGGGAAAGGAATTCTTATAGAATATGATGCAGGATTTGTATCACCCGAAGAAAATAAAAAAATTATTTCAGAAATGAAGGGTATCGACTTCTCAGAAGATATCGTTCTATATGCTGTGCTTCAAAAATTTGATACACCAAATAAAAATGGTAGAGTATATCCTGAAAAACTTTTAAAGAGAGAAAACGATAAATACCAAGACATAATTGGTAAGGGTTCAGCACTTAATGAACTTAACCACCCATCATCATCACTTATTGATTTAGATAGAGTTTCTCATGTCATTACCGAAACGTGGTGGGATGGTAAGACACTTATGGGTAAAATTAAACTACTTACTTCTCCAGGTTGGAAAAAAATGGGGATTGTGAGTACTAAAGGAGATCAAGCCGCAATGTTAATAATGAACGGGGTAACTTTAGGTATATCATCTAGAGGTGTTGGTTCACTTAAATCTGAAAAGGGTCAAAACATTGTACAGGAAGACTTCGAGTTAGTGTGTTTCGATTTGGTATCGTCACCATCTACACCCGGAGCATATGTTTTCCATGACCCGTCCGATAGAGAAAAATACGAAGAATCAATTGAAGAACAACCTGTGGTGGACGAGAGAATGTCAAAATTAATGGGTAAAATGAATAGTTTTTTACATAAATAAAAAATTTTTCTTTGATTATAATACCATAAAAGTTAGTTTTTTAAAAAAAACAGATATTTATAATAAAACCAAATAAAAAAATGAGTAAAAAATCCATTTTAGAACAAGCATTGCTTCAAGTACAAAACCTTGAGGAGGCAGTAAAGGCAAACGCAAAAGGTATACTTGCTTCAACCATGAAGGAAGAACTAAACGAAGTCCTTAAAGAATCAATGGAAGAAGAGGAAGTTGAGGTTAACGAAACTCCTAACACAGAAGAAGAAAACGATATGCCGGTCTCGGAACAATTTGACGACGAGGAAGGAAATGATGATGAAACTTCGATAAACGACGAGCCAACGGACGAGGAAGATCCTGATTTAGAAGACGAGGTTGAGGACGAAGAATCTGACGAACTATCATTAGATAGTGATGAAGATGATTTGGAATTACCTTTTAATGATGAAGAAGGGGAAGACGAGGACGAAGTTCTTGATATGACCGACGCATCTGACGAAGAAGTATTAAAGGTATTCAAATCTATGAAACCTGAAGACGGAATTGTTGTTAAGAAAGACGGTGATAACGTTGAGCTTGAGGACGGAGACGACCAATACATAATCAAGTTAGATAGTGATTCTGAAGAATCAGGTCTTGAGGATGAATTTTCTGAAGAAGAGGAATGTCACGAATGTGGTGAAACCTCAGAAGAAGAAGAAATGTCTGAAGGAGATGACGAAACAGTTTACGAAATCGAAATTGAAGATGTTAATGAGGAAGAATCCGATGAAGAAGTTTCCGATGAAGAATATTCTGAAGAGGAAGTTGACGAAGCTGCTAGAACAAAATCTAATGTACATGGTAACAAAGGTGGTTCAGATAGAGCAGGTATTGATAGTAAGAAAAAGTACGCCGCTGGTGCAATTAACGAAGAAGTTGAAAACTTAAAAAAACAAAATGGTGAATATAAGAAAGCCTTAGTTTTATTTAAAGATAAACTTAATGAAGTTGCTGTATTCAACGCAAACTTAGCTTACGCAACCAGATTGTTCACAGAACATTCTACAACTCGTAATGAGAAATTAAACATTTTGAAAAGATTTGACTCTGTCACTTCTTTAACTGAAGCCAAATCTACCTATAAATCAATTGCAGGTGAATTGGGGAATAAACAAAATGTAACTGAGTCAGTTGCTAGTAAACTTGTCTCAACACCGACAACATCTTCTTCTCAAGAAGTACTTTCAGAATCTAAAGCATATGAAAGTCCACAATTCAAGAGAATGAAAGATTTAATGTCAAAATTAAAATAAATAAATAAATTAAACCAAAACAATATTTTAAAATGGGAGCATTATTAGAATCAGGTATGGTTGGTAACATCGGGTTAAAACACCTTAGAGTTATCAAAGAAGATACCATCAAAAAATGGGATGACTTAGGATTCCTAGAAGGTCTTAACGGACATCAAAAAGATAACATCGCTCAGTTATATGAAAACCAAGCGTCTTATTTAATAAACGAAGCAGCTGTTTCAGATGCATCAGGTTCTTTCGAAACTGTTGTTTTCCCAATCATTAGAAGAGTATTCTCTAAATTATTGGCAAACGATATCGTTTCTGTACAAGCTATGAACTTACCAATTGGTAAATTATTCTACTTTGTACCTAAGATCCAAGATAGAAATAGTAATGATAATTCACATAACACACCTTACGGAATGCCAGGTAACACTGATGCATCTGACAAAGGATATGGTGGAAGAAATCTTTATGACCGTTTCTACGAAGGTGGAGATGAGGCAAACGAAGGTTTATTCGACTATTCAAAAGGTGAGTATGACGTTATCACATTAGCTGATGTTAGTGGAGTAACTTTCGCAAACGGTACAGCTACAACAAGTGGTACTGTAGTAGCTTCAGGTGATACTGTAAGTTCAGTATTATTAGTAGCTAAAGGTTTCTCTAAAGCAGGACAAGGTAAAATTGTTGGACCTGTAGGTAACGAAATGGATACTGAAGAATTTTTAGCTTCTTTAGAAGTTAAAAGAGGTGGAGCATCATTACCATTTAACATTGTAACTCAGAAATACGGTAAAGGTATTGTTGAGTACGGATCTAAAGCAACAGGTATTACAGGAAAATTCCAAGATATTTGTGACGAAGACGGATCAATTTACTTAAACATAGACATGCAAACTTACGGTTCTGCAGGTTTTGTTGATTTTGAAGCAAGTGCAGATGTAGAATCTAGTGATTTCACATTAACTTACAGACAATATGCATCTTTAGAATTTGAAGATTCTATCGGTGAGGTTTCTTTCGATTTAGATTCAGTTACTGTTTCTGTTACAGAAAGAAAATTAAGAGCATCTTGGTCTCCTGAATTGGCTCAAGACGTTTCTGCTTTCCATAACATCGACGCTGAAGCTGAGTTAACTGCATTGTTATCTGAGCAAATTGCTGCTGAGGTTGATAGAGAGATCTTAAGAGACTTAAGAAAAGGAGCAGCTTGGAACATCAAGTGGGACTATAATGAGTGGAAGTACGGTGGAACTAACGGTGACACTTTACAAGGGTACACTCAAAAGGATTGGAACCAAACGTTAATTACTAAAATTAACCAATTATCGGCTCAAATCCATAAAACTACTTTAAGAGGTGGTGCTAACTGGATCGTTGTTTCTTCTGAAGTTTCAGCTGTATTCGATGACTTAGAGTACTTCCACGTATCTAACGCAGGTGCTGAACAAGACCAATACAACATGGGTATTGAGAAAGTTGGTACATTAGCTGGTAGATATCAAGTATTTAGAGACCCTTACTTCCCTGCAGGTAAGATCTTAGTAGGACATAAAGGAAAATCGTTATTAGATGCTGGTTATATCTACGCACCTTACGTACCTTTACAACTTACACCTACAATGTATAACCCATTCAATTTTACCCCAATAAAGGGTATTATGACGAGATACGCTAAGAAAATGGTTAATAACCGTTACTTCGGTGTTATCAACGTAAGTGGATTACAAACATTCAGTTTAGACACTTTAAGATAATAATCTTAAACCTTATAAACAAAAGAAACCCTCACTTTATTAGTGGGGGTTTTTTAATGGAAAAAATTTAACAAAAAAATCATCTATAGTGGAAAATATTTGTTTATATTTGTAATTATGAAATTATAATGGAAAAAAATGTCAAAAACAATAACTAAAGAGGGGTCATTGTTCCTTGTTGGGGTGTCTTTAGACGAAAAAGAATTATTACATGAAATTGGTAGGATGGTATTAAATGGTGACGCCACAAACCTTAATCGTTTTTCAGATGATAAAGTTTGGTATCAGTGTAAAAGAAAACCATTAGTATAGTATGGATTGGAAAGAATATTTTATAAACATTGCCGAACAAGTAAAGGAAAAATCAAAAGATAAAAGTACTAAGATCGGTACCGTAATTGTTGGTAAAGATAAGGAGATACTTACTACTGGTTATAATTCTTTCCCTAGAGGTTTAGACGATAACAATAGTGGTAGACAAGAAAGACCTGAAAAGTATTTTTGGTTTGAACATTCTGAAAGGAATGCAATTTATAACGCGGCACGTATTGGTGTGTCTTTAAAAGGATCTACGGCTTATCTTACATCCGGATTACCTTGTACGGATTGTGCAAGGGGTTTAATACAATCCGGTGTGGTTAAAGTTGTCTGTAAAGAGATTTGTACAACAAAGAATCACGATAAGTGGGTTGTACAACAAGAAAAATCTTTTTTAATGCTTACTGAGTGCGGGGTAACAGTAGAGTTTTATTAAGTTTCTTAACTCTTACCTTTAAATCCCCACTACCTTTTATTATTCTATGATATTCTCCTTCGGGTATTGTTAGAATTAATCCCTCATATATATTGATGGGTAATTTATCATCCATCTGAAATTTCCAATCACTATTATGTAAGAAGGTAATTTCCCTATCCTCATTGTCGAAATGCCACTTTAATTCATTCTCTTCGGTATTCGATGGAAAAATCCTAATACTGTCTGTCTGTCTTAGTATTTCTCTAAAGGGTAGTTGTTTACTCATTCTGTTTCAATTTTTGTGTTTCGTAATTTCTTATTATGTTTATAATATCCTTATAAAGGGACTTATCATTTATATAACTTTCTTTAAGTATTATATTGGTAACCTCAATTAATGCAACCCCACTTTCCCACTGATCAAAGTCGATACCTCTATCGTCTTCTTCGTATGAGATAGTAGCGAACATCGTCAGACTTTCTTCTGTCATTTCAGCATTATCCATATCTAACTCACGATAACTATAAGACCCATCTTCATCTCTATCAGTTTGACTATAACTATCCGCCTGAAAGTACTCTTTTTCAACCATGTCGGTGTGAGATATATATTTTTTACCCGACTCAAGATGGTACACGACAAATAGACCACTCATAGTATTGTGACCAATTAAACCAAATAAGTCTTCGACGTCGTTTAATTCATCATCAACGAAGGATAAACCTTCAGACTCAGGATAGTCAGGTTCATCTGACCAATATTCAAAAAGATTATATTTTTTCATATTACCAAGGGTTTGATGATTTTAAACCTAATGCCTTTCTATAACGACTGATGTTACAACTCCAATATCCGGCTTTGGTTCTATCCTTTTTATCTTTACAGTTATGTCTTGCTCGGAAAGATTTTGCTGCAGATTTATTGTTATTCCTAACTTTTAAATTAGGGTCACCAAAACTAACCTTTATTACATTACCTTTTTTGTTCTTTACATAAACACTAAATTTCTTAGGTCCACCAGACGTTCTAAAAGGTTTATTTAATTTAACATTTCGTCCACGGTATTTTGCCTCAACTAAATACTCTTCACTATCCTCAATAAATGGTATATCTAAATACACTTCCGTATTTTCATACATACCCGTTTTACCGATGTCTGTTTTAATTAAGTCAAAATCAACTCCGGTGACATCTAAGACATTATTCTCATTTAAATGACGTACTTCATTGTAAATATCAAAAAACTCTTTAGAATAAACCCTATATATGTTCTCAACGATAGGGATCCTATTTTCTAAATGATATTTTAGACCCTCACTTAAGTTTGTTAAATTTTCGTTTATGTTTTTTAATGTTGGGTGGGTAATTACTAATGATTTTTGTTGTAAGTCATTAATCACCATAGAGACAATAGTACCTTCGTCGTATTTTGCGTAATTAGGTTTTCTACCTTTACCACTTGACTTATCTTTATTTTCTTTACGTCTTTTCTGTTGTGTCATAGATTTCTTTTCTTTCTTACTATATGAACCAGCAGTCTTAGGTGTCTCTTTAGACACTTTATTGGCCGGCCTACACTTAGGGTAACCTTTCCTGTCTTTATCCCCGTCAGCGTCTTTACGACCACAAGGGGGGTGTTTACCGTCAATCTTACGAGACACATCCACCCACTTCTCTTTAAACCATCGTGAGAGATCTTCTTTAATAATTTCACCACTCTCTAAAGACTCATTAACGTAGTCCATATCCTCTTTAGAAATGATAATTTTAGTTTTATTTACCATTATTTAAATTTATTATTAATAAATATTTGGGTTTATAAGTTTTATAAAGTTTTTCCATGTATCGTAATCATTCTCGTTTCTCCCGATATTAGCACTATAAGAACTTAAAACAATATTTCCTTTTATATATCCAAGTTTGTTATTAATCCTATCTAACGAAGGTTGTTGAGGGTGTTTTTTTTCTGTGGATGGAATTAGGTCAACACCGAACCAATAACATTTACCACCCTGTTTATCAAAAAGATAATCAATATATTCACAATCAATGTCAATTTCACCTTTTCTATGTTTACAATCATTTATTAAGGTGTTTTGCCATAATCTAACTCTACGTTCTTTTTGTTTTTTAGATTCTAATTCCCTATATTTAAGGTCTTTTCTTTTTTTACGTTTATATTCTCTTGTAATCTCTAAATGACACATTTTACATGTGGCTGATCTATTAGGTCTGTAAAAATCCGAATTATTTTTTGTGTCACCACATTTATTACATTTTTTCATATTTGTTATGTTTAACCATTTATAAATAATAGGATAAACATAAATACATAAAAATCCCTATTTATTTTTTTTCCATTTACCCCCTTTAGATTTATATCGTTTTGCCGCCGCACCATTACAATATGCACTAGGACAGACATCATACCTCGATTTAGCCCAAGCCAAAGACGAAGCCCACAATTTAGGGTTAGTCGGTTTATTTTTAGTTTCGTCTATGTGGGTTTCTTCTGATAAGTTACCGATTTCTTCGGTTTTATTCATAAAGAAATCCATAACCTGATCAACATTTTCCTTTGCAACTGTAATATGATCATCTGCCCAATCATGACCATTTTGTAGAATATCTTCAATTACCATGGGATCTAACTCTAAAAGGATTTCACATTGTCTTTGTATCTGTTTTAGATTACTAAAAAACATGTAATTTTCGGTTCTCTTACCGGATTTAAGGGTGTCTAATTCCCTTTTAATAATTTCATTTAAGTCCATATTAATATATATATATTTTATTTTTCTGAAATAATTTCAAATTTTATCTCATTAGGATAAGTTATTTCTTCATTATGTTTGGTACCCTTTATTTCCATGAAATATTCCCTAGGAATTAAATTATTTGTATCTAACATAAAACTATTCTCGTTTGTAACATCTAAGTGAGTCCAATCAAAAACATTAACGTTCGTGTTACCCTCTTTTATATACATTCTGTAATATACTTCATCAAATAACTCTACGGTTGATTTTGAGATAGTTTTAAACATAACAGTAACTTTTTTAATGTCACCCGTCTTTATTTTCTCGTTTTGTTTTATACCACTGTATTGTACAACGTATTTATTTACTTCCTTTTTGTTCTCACCTATTGAAAATTTAGACGAATATGGTTTAGGTACAAATTTTTGTGTAATGTCGGGAAATGAGTTATTTTCTACAGAAATTCCCTTCCACACATCATAAAAGAAACGTTTTCCGTCACATAGTAATCCGTCAATACCAAAACTAACTTTGTAAACACCCTTTCTAACCTTATTAACATTTAATCCTGTTAATCCGTCAATTGGTGACTTTGTGGGGTCTAATATGTCTACTGTGGGTAGATTATCTAAGTCAAAGAAGTTTGTATCTTTATTAACGTATAAATATAGATTCTGAGTTGTCTTCTCAATAAAGTTATCTCGATCATCTACAATCCTATCTTCAAAAACGGTCTCAATAAATGGTTCAAAGAATGTTTGGGTATATTTTGTAAAGAATGCAACCGATTGGTCAACCTCCGCATTAATATCTTCGTATAGTGGTTCAAATGCGACACCTAAACCATGGTTAACGGTATCACCATTTAAAACAGAATTTACGTAAGTGGTAATGTCAACACTTAAGTTCTCATTCCCATTATCGAATCTTTGTTGACCAACAATTGTTGGGTTGTTAGAATACACACCGTCAGAGTCCCAAGAATCTAAGGTTGTTCTCATAAACCAATTAGATGGTCTAACATCAAACGTGTTGTTACCTGTAGAGTAGTCGTACCCTGAATCTTCATAGTCGAAACCAATACCTTCGTCCCAATACTGTGGTACCTCAAAAATAATTAAATTAAATGATGTTGTTCTCTCTCTTCCAGAACCCTTTTTGGCTCCCAAAAACGACTCACTACCGAAAACGGTATTTGTCATATTAAGAGTGTGTGTTGTGTTCCCATCTAACACATATTCCCCATTATCAATTTTTTCCTTTAATGGATCTAAATCGACTTTAAATATAAATTTTGAGAAACCTGAACCATAGAAGATTTCGGTCGTGGGATTTTTAGAGGTATTAACCTTCTTACCCTTTAATAGGGTATTGTTCTTTTCGAAATAAGTACGATAGTATGACATTATAAGTTTAGTTTATTCTTATAAATATCACTTAGTTTATTCTTATCGACTTATTTAGTATGTCATTTTCTAATGTTTTTCTAAGTTCCATTAGTTTATCCCAATCGGGGTACCCATTTTTAACCATGGGTTTTGTGGGATTGTGTGCATGACCGGCGATAACTCTTGTTAATATATCCAAATATTCTAAAAGTGTTTCACCCCTTACAGTCGCGTATGTATTTGGTTCTATCCTCGTAAGTAGATCTTCTTGTGTGTATTCGTATTTATCTAACTTATCAAATGGCACTTTTTTAGTGCCCGAAGTATTAGTGTCGGGAGATATGAAATAAATCTTATCTGAAGAAATCGTCCCAAAAGACTGTTCGACGTTAGAAGAAACGGTTCTTAATACCTTTGTTTTTTTCTCAACTTCTTTTGGTTTGGGGGTTGGCTCATTAATGTTATAAATTAAACCCGACCCTAAGTTGACGTGTTTAACACATCCGGGGGTTATTCTTGATAAAAACTCTTTATCGGTTATTGTATATATTGGTCTAAAATAGAATGGGTGTAAGTTTATTTTTGGTAGTCTACCGTCAAACTTTTTAATACCCTCAGAATTCATTTCACAAATAGTGTTACGTATAGTTGAAAACGCTAGTTCATAACTACTAACCGTTTGTGTAAAAGTGGGTGTTGTGGATGTACCATCCGTATTAACCAACTTTACTTTGTCTGAATACCCAATAGATAAGTTTTGTGCTGTTGAATTATTAAAAACCCTTGTATTGAATGTGTCCCCATAAATATTCTTTACTTCATACACGTACCAACTAATTGTGTAGGATGGTTGATTAGTCTGTGTGGTGTTTAGTGAATACTCCACCACATAATTTAATTTCTTACTAGGTATTGTTATCTCTTTAGAGATAACGTCTTTATATTCTTGAGTTGTACCGAATTTTTTTAATGAGATTACCGATTTTTTCTCAGAAGAGATTGGGTAACTAACTATTTCGGCCCTTTCTTTATCACTAGCACCCTCTTTAGTTTTTAATTTACCTCCTCTTAATGTGACACCGTTCTCACTAAAAATAATATCAGAACCATATGGTCCATATATTACATAATCACTTAATTTACCTATAGACCCCTCAGATTTATTTTTCTTTAAGTAGTTACCGTTATTATCAAAAATGTTATTCATTTTTTTAACGTTACCTCCGTACGTGGTATCCTCTATCTGTCTAACGTTAACCTGACTTTGATAGTCATGAACCGTTGTGAAAGGACCGGCAATATACTCCTTATTAATTAATTTATTTTCTGGGTCGTACGTAATTAATTTTACTGTTTGACCAACATTAGGTATATAATTTATGTTTGTTGGTAGAAATGGTAATGTTACAAAGGGGTCATTCTCGTCCCATGGTTCATAGTCTATTGATCTTTCTATTGCACTCGAAGGTGACGACCTCTTAACTCGTACTCTACCTATACCCTTTGGGTCTAAGTTATCATCAACAATTGCTAACTCAATAATACTACTCATTACTTAACTATCCTATTATTAATCTCCTCATTTATTTTATTGTATGAATTTTCTAAGACATCCATATGTCTAGTTAACGAAAGGACCGACTCTTTTGTCTTTTCAAATTCGTCACTTAGAACTTGTAAACACTCTGATAAATCTTTATTAGATTTTACAGACGGATCTTTAATAACTTCTATTATTTTACCTTTATCCATATTATTTCTTTTTTCCTGAGAACGATATTAATCCAGGTGGTATTGGTATTGGCCCCAATGGGGACGCCAATACTGCTAATTTATTACCTCCGATTATTGCGGAATTATTATCTTCTTCTTCATTGTGACCATCTATAACACTTTTTACTAATGTTAACATTTCATTCGCATCCCCATAAACAGGGCCGGTATTCATACCTGCAGCTGCCATTCTTTCAGCAATATTCATAAATGCTCTATCAGAACTATATCCGGGAAGTAAATCCGCAAAAGACAATAAAAACCCCGGTATATTCAGTGTTGGTCCCCGAGCATTTAATGCTCCGTTAACCACATCAATTATTGTTTGGAATAACGCAAAACAATTGTCTATTTCGCGAGAAAGTATTTTTCTTATAATTGATATTAGGGATAATAAAATCCTTTTATATTTCTTAAATTTATTTAGAGTAATTTTTGCTGCAATTTCTTTGACAAACGATAATAAATCTCTTTTAATAAAATTCCAAAATCCTTTGATAAATTTCCAAAAAACCTCTTTTATAATTCTAAAAAATAACTTACTTAATTTTTTAAGAATTTCTTTTACGTCACCTACAACACCTTTAAGTTGTTTCCATGCCACCACGACAGGAAAAATAAATTTAGGACTAATAATTGAACTAACTAACGCCTTAGGTACGTTTAATACAAAGAGATTAATTAACTCTAACTGTATATTATCTATCGGTGTAAAGTCTTCTGTTTCAAGTGATGCACTTCTAGCTGTCTTTTCTAAAGTGGAATCAATTAACTTACTTAGATCTTGGTTACCTGATAGGTATACAAAGTCTTCGAAATTAGACGATGATGATGGTACCTCAAAATTACCACAATCGACAAATTTTAATACTTTCCTAAATCTAGCGTCCTCTGCATCTATATCTATCCCCTCCACATCGTTAAAGTCAAAATATGACTCTATGTCTTGATCATTTTCATTAAATTGTTGACTAGTGGTTTGTATTAACCCACTATCTTCTAATGGTGAACCACATATTTTAAAAAGTTTTTCACATAATCTATTTAGGAAATTCAGACCTTGATCAACGACCTGTGGGTTATCCCCATCCCCTTGCAGGGTCATCAACATTGCAGTCTTAGTAATATATTCTAATTTAGGGGTTTCGATTGAGTCGTAATAGTCTCCGATAAATTTAGAAAATTTTACATTACTACCTTGTTTTAACCCACTAACCACATATTCTTGTGGTGACGAGTCCCAAGTTAAATCAAATAAAGTTTCACCTTTTTTACTACTAAATGTATATGGGTTTGAGAATCCCCCATAAAACTCCCTATTCATTTTAATGTCACCATAGGTAGGTGATTGTTCCTCATACATTATTAACCCTAACTTAGAGTCCGGTTCTGTCTGTAACGTATTTAAGAAATCAAATTCCTTAGGTGAAATTCTCATCTCATCATCGGGTATTTCAGTATCTACCCCACATATACTACTTTCAGAATTAACAAAAAGTACTTCTTTTACACTTTTCATTACAATATTCTTAGAGTCCTCTAAAGTTAATTTAGCCGACTCTAATGCATACTTTTTAATCTTATTCTTTGAGATTAATTTATCGTTAACTTGAATTGAATTTGAATTTGAGGATAGGAAGGTCGAAGCCACGTCGATAATAGATCCGAAGATATTCTCATTATTATCTTTTTTTCTCTTTAGTTTAGAGGTTAACCCACCGATCTTACTTTGTAATAGTTTATCGGTATTGGTTATTCCATCACCATATAAATCATATAAATCGTCGGCAACTAATTTTGGATTATCATTAATCTTCTTTATTACCTCAATCTTAGATTTAATTTCATTTCTAATTTTACTGACTTTACTCATTACATTTTATAGTTTTGTGAGTCACCACCTGAAGGTTCGTCATCCTCTTTCATAAGTTTTTCAAGTAATAATCTATCATCTTCAGTTAAGTCTAATTTACCACCTGGCATGTTTGAATCACCTCCACCTGTTTGTTTAAGTAGTGTACTTTGTAATTTAACTAAAGATATTTTTTTTTCGGTACAGTCGTTTAATATCTTTTGTTGTTCCTTAATTACCGGCCCAATAACACTCATGTCTTCAGCTTCCTTCATGAAACTTAACATTTTTTTTGCTATAAGATTGGCAATTTGTTTTTGTTCTACAATATCGTTGTATATTTCTTGCATAAGTGCGAGAGCAGAATCTGTATCAATTGCTAAAATGTTTTTTTTCTTTCTCATACCTATAAATAGATTGTTTCTAATAATTTATAAAATCCATTTTAAGGATCTCATATAATTTTTTATACTTTTTCATAGACACTCTTATCTCTTTAGTTGTAAGAGACGTCATTTCTCTTAATGATAGTAAAATAAGGTTTTTATTAAATTTATTACCATCACCTTCTTGAAAAATCTTATCAAAATTACTAAATATTTCAATTAAGGCATACCCCAATTTTAATTCATTATCGTTAAGGTCTTCTTCATCTACAAATTTCTCTAATTCGGTTATTAATTTCGTAATAACATCAGTGTAATCTACAGTATCCTCATCGATAATATAAGTAAGATCCGCCCTATCTTCAATCCTTGACGAAATATCTTCATAGGAAACGGATCTATTATTTTCTTTTGCATCTTTTTGTATAGTACCCATTAGGTAGTTTTTACAAATAGTTCCAAAATAAGAATATGCCTTATAATTTTTAGTGGTGTCGAACTTATTTATTTTTGTCATTAAGAAGGACATTGTGTCCGTATGAATTTCTTCAAACTCATAATCTTTCCTGTAAAGTTTATAACGGCGAATTATACTTTCTACCATTATAATGAGAGGTTCTCTTAAATATTCATTGAATATCTTGTTCTTTTCGTCTTCGTTTTCTGATTCTAAGTATCGTACTACCGCTTGTTCTTGATCCTCCCCAAAGTATATTTTTTGGGTACGTTTTCTTGGCATTACTTTACATCATACTCAACATCACGTTTATTTTTAAAAAAGAATTCTTTTTTTGCTGTTTCTAACCAAAACTTAGCCTCATCATTAGCAAGTTTAGTGTTTTCATTATTTTTGTAAGACCAAAATAATGAGTCTTCCCTGAAGTTCACATGTCTATACCCTATTTGAGGTATTGTGGCAATTTTAACCCCATTATGGGTCATTCTTAGTAAGAATTCATAACTGAAAGTTAGTTTTATGTTTTCTTTAAAAGATCCATTTTCTTTAATAACGTCAGTCTTATAAATACCACCACTTGTTTGGTAGTTTTGATACTCTAATAATACCTCATTATCTAATATACCCTGTGTTTCTGTAAACCCGTACGCCCAAACAGACTCATTAGTAAAATTCATTACTTTACCTTCAGTGTTAACATCTTTAACAATTGGTAAGTATATGTCGACATCACTAAAAAGTTCTTTATAATTTTCAAAAGAACTTAACCAATTTTTGGTATATTCGTCATCTACTTCAAGTATTGAGAACCATTCTGTAGTACAATTCTCTATACCTATGTTGATTTGTGAACAAAATCCCGTATCTCCATCATTTATATGGATTTTAACGTCTAATTTATCTGAGATACCTCCTTTTTGTAAATCACCGACCGCGTTTTTAGGTCCCACAATTAATAGGGATACGTTGTCGTGGAATTCTTCAACCGATTCTACGGCCTTAGAAAACATTTTTTTATAATCACCCTCTAAGGTGTGTATTGGTAGAATTACTGTTATATTTTTCATACTGTTTCTTTTAATTTTTCTAAAGCCGTTTCAATGGTTTTTATTCTTGAATTTTTAAGTGAGTTAAAAATTGAAATTACATTACTATCAATAATGTCATCAGTGTAAGGTAATAAGGTCTCTCTCATTTTCTCTTTTACTTCGTCCTTTATTGTTATACCTTCTAACCACGCTAAAACATATGTCCCTAACATTTCAACAATCTTATTTAAATCGTAGGTCCACATTCCATTCTCACCTAACCACTCTGGTTCGGTTGTCGGTATCTTACCAATTACCGGTACCTCACATTTCATTGATTCTAAAGGGAAAGTCCCGAAAGTAGAATCGTCATCTAACCACACTGAACAAACACATTCCTGTAATTGTTCTGAGAAGTCTTCGTATGTCATTTGTACCATATCCTTAAATGTCATCCATCTAAGTTGTGGGTATTTTAAGTAGAACTCAGAAATTATTTTTCTGTGTTGTCCTCTATCTCTTGCGCTAATTGCAATAAATGGTTTTGATGGTTTTTCTGAGGGTTTAAATATCTCACCTATTTTAGGTGGATTAATAAACACTAATGATTCAGGGAATACCGACTGAATATATTTTTTAGATGTATCTGTCGTTGTAATTACTTTATCAAACCCATAATCACTCCATCTACTACCAACAGGTAATGTTTCAAAAATATACTCGGTTTGTTGTACTAACATAACCTTTGTACATTTTACATTTGACAATTGCTCTAAGACGTTAGAGTAATATTCAGGAACGACAATAATATCATCAATACCCATTTGTATTTGATCCTCTTTTATTGTTACCACAGGTATATCTTTATACCTTTCACCTAACCACGAGGAAATCCCCACATAGTTTTTATCCTCAACTAATATTTTAGCATCTAACCCCTCAGACCTTAAAGTCTCTACGGTATCATAAATGTATTTAATTGCGGCTCTAGCGTTAGTTTTAGTATCGTAAGTTAGAAAATAAATTTTATGTGTGTTATTTTCTAATCTACCAAACGCATTTTCTAAGTTTTCAATGTTTTGTTTTGTTTGATCATTCATATTCTGTATCCTTAACTAATATTCCGTATTTTATTAATGTATTAAATGCGACCTTAAATGGTATTGATAGTTCTGTGTTTAGTAAACCCATTCCACTATCATCAGCCGAAGCCTCAGTTAAGACCGTGTCAATACATATCTTTACTGTGTCGTATTTAAACACATTTATTGTTTGTTCAATCTGTAATGGTTTACCTTCATCATTTTCTGTTGGGGTTAACGCGATTTCACAGACTGTATTAATCTTTTCAATGTCGATGTAATAATATTCTCCGAGTATTTCAACCATGATTTATCTATTTCTTTTAAGTTACTTATTTCTAATGGATTTGTAAAGTATTGATTATATTCAGTATTAAACTTAATGACTTTTTTACCCTTAGGGCAAGAATCTATCACGCTTTTATTATCTGTAATCCATAAATCACATTCCTCCCAAAGTTTATCAATTTCCGATGACATAGTAAACCTAATATTATTACCCATAAATCCATTCTTTGAGAGGAAGAATAATGACGAGGGTTTTGACTTACCTAATTCATCTAAACCCACTAAAGTAAATTGGTGGTCTTTATTTTCATAAATTAAGTTATTTAAATCAAAGAATGCTTTAGAGTAACTTTGGTTAGAGTGACCAAAAATCTCCACCGCATAGTCAATAAATAAGAAGTTTTCAAACTCTTCTTTTGATTGGAACCTATAACTGTCCATCAGGAAGTTATTTTTAACCGGTTCCGTTACCTCATATTTAAAGTTATTTTCTTCTTCCGTCTTTTCTTCAGGTTCGGAATCTAAGTAATAACTCTTATAGTGGTAATCAAACTTAGATATGGTGTCTCTAAGGACACCGTCAATATTAATAAAAATTTTCATATATGTAATATAATATATTTTTTGTTATAAGTAAAGTTAATCGTACCTCTTTAGTATCTCTCCAATAATTGGGTTCCTAACAATATCTTCACTACCGAACTCAAATACACCTACTTTATTAACCCCCTCTAATCGTTTTTTTGCGTCGTACAAACCACTCTTAGTTTTATCTTTAAATTTATCTGATTGTTCTAAATCACCAGATAAGAAAAATTTAGAGTTATACCCAATACGAGTTAAAAGTAATTTGATTTGTGCGGGTGTCGCATTTTGTGCTTCCTCAAAAACTAATATTGTGTTATCAACATTCCAACCTCTCATGTATGCTAATGCGGCAACTTCTATATATCCTTGATCTTTTAGTTTTTCTCTACACTCCTTACCAATAATTTTGTTTAAAAGGTAATAAGATGGGTATATGTAAGGGTCTAACTTTTCTTCTAACCCCCCAGGTAGTGATCCTAACTTTTCTTCGGCCTCAACCGCCGGACGTACAATAATAATTTTTTCGTATTTATTATTTTCATCCCAAAGTAGGTCGACTGCCTTCTTCATGGCAATATATGATTTACCAACACCTGCAGGTCCAAAACACAGAGTTATTTCGTTTTTATCAAGTGTGTCCCAATATTGTTCTTGAGATTTCGTAAGAAACTTCTCTCTCGGTTTTTTAAATATCCCTCTTATCCTTTCTTTATGTGTTTGTCTCTTATCGGGAACTAATTCTGTTTTTTTACTTCTTGCCATTAATTAAAATTTTATATTTTATTTACCTGTTGAACCAAAACCACCTTCACCTCTGTCGGTTGTGGTTAGGTCCTCCACTTCTTCAAACCTAATTTTAGGGTAAGGAAGTATAATTATTTGTGCCGCTCTTTCACCAACCTTATATCTATGACTATCAAGTCCGTTGTGTTTTTTAAATGTTGATTGTATTTCACCTCTATATCCACTATCAATAACCCCAACCGAGTTTGATAGGGTTAGGTCGGTATTTCTTACTGACGATCTAGGGAATACAAGACCAACAAATCCTTTAGGTATTTCCATCGCAACACCAAACCCGTACGTTACATCACTCGACGTATTAGAAATCATAGTGGTAACCGTTAAATCCATCCCCGCATCACCCGATTTAGAGTAAGACGGTATAACCGCATCTTTATGTAGTTTTTTTATCTTAACGGGTGTTGACATTTCGAGACTACTATCACTATACATCCCATTCACATGAAGGTTTGCTGTATCTGATAACGACTTTAAAGTTAATTCTACCTCATTTAAAAAATTATCACTAACGTTTTCTTCATTGTCGTCCGATAGTACCCTCTCAAACTCCTCTAGTTTGTCGAGGTATTCTTTTAAATTTTTTTTATCCATGTTTCTGTTTAAAAATTTCCATTTCAAATCCCATCTTTACGACTTGGCCTAATGGTGTTGTATGGTATTTAGATTGTAGATCGTCATCACCTTTATCGGAATTCATTATTGTTTGAAATTCCTCTTCATTTAATTCAATTCCATGTGTGGAACAATAAAACGCGGATCTTTCTCCAACCCTCATAGAAATTAACTCATCATTAAATTCATACATTTTACCTAAATTAGTTTTATGCCATTCACTTTGATTAGGTTTAAATAAAAATACTTTACCTAACTGTGATAAAATTGTGCACTTCAGTATACTTGAGGTCTCCTGTCTTAGGTTTTCGGGGAATAAGTCATTTATTTTTACTGAGTATTTTGAAGCATTTAAAATATGTTCAACCAACCCACCTGGATATGCTCCGTACATATTTAACGATGTAGACGCCGGAGCGGTAAATAAATCTTCACCCAAAAAATTGAACAAAGACTCGTTCAAAACCCCGTACTTGTCGGAAGTCTCAATAAGTCTTTGTTTATTCTTTAATATGGTTTCTTTATTTAACATATATTATCCTTTATAGTATTGGGGTGTAATATTAGAGTCGATAATACATTCTATTGCCATTTTAGAAATTGCAATACTCTGACTAGACCTACTATCTTCTGATCTATATTTTGTTAATACAATTGACGCTTCTTCAACCGATTCCGCCTCAACCACATACTTTACTTTTTGAATTCTTGGATTTCCTTCTCTATCCAATTGTTCCATTTCATAACCTACTGTTGCTAAATAATACATAATTTTTGTTTTTTTTAATTAATAATTGTTTTTAAGAATTCCACTCTATTTTTGGAAACAGTAGAGAGGGAATACGTATCCTTTACTGTTTCGTATAATCTATTACCTAAATCCTCAATCATATTTGGATTTTCGATTAATTTTTTCATGTGTTGTCCCCATTGTTTATGGTTTTTAGACGACTGTACTAATAGACAATTACCCTTTGGATTAGTACTACCCCCACGGTCGAATAATGAAATTAAGTCGATTAAATATGGGTCCTCAGCGGTTGCAATTAACGCCTTTTTATGAAATCCCGATTCAATGACCTTTAATTGTGATTTATTTCTATTAAAGTCTGAGGCCACTAACGGTGCTAAAGATACATCAAAATAATTGTAATTAAATGCGTATTTGTTAATATCCTTAGTCCATTTTCTAACATACGGTTTAGTACTTTCCTGTGGGTGTGGAGTTTTACTATACGTTTTTAGATATTGAGTATATTCATCATCCAAAGATTCGTAATTTTTTGTAAATATATCTTCGTATTTCTTCCAAACGGTTTCCTCAGGTCTAATATCTCTTTGTGTCATCTCCCCCGTTGATCGATTAATCATATTCATTTTACCTCGAGTATCAAACCCACATAAAACAAATTGTACCTTACCTTTATAAGATGTGTGTATGGTAGAAATTCCACTTTTAAGTAATTCTATATCGTGTAAATGTGATGACCCACCTAACCAACCAAATCTCGTTAATTCGGATTCAATAGGTTTTTGTTTAAATTGTTCTTCATTCTCATCCACGGCATTAGGGAAAACGTGTACATTTTTTATACCTAAAAGTGATTTAATTGTTGAGGCATAGACCTCGGTAGTTGTTGTTACGTGGTCGACCAATTTTAATAATTCTGCAGTTTTTAAAGGTCTTTTGGTTTTCTTAAAATTTTCATATGAGGGGTGTCTATGATCCACCTTCCAAAAATCGTCAGTGTCCATTACTACTTTAATACCTTTTGATTTTAACCATTTTATTCGTTCTACATTGGTTTCATGAGACGTTCCTTTATGTATAAAGGAATGGAAAACAACAACGTCATAATTTAAAAATTCAGAATCGTTATTTGGCACGTTAAAAACGATATCAACATGAATATCGTCTGAGAAGTTATCACCAATATATGAAAATGGGTCTAATATTCTAAATTTACCTACTCCATGTGAGTCAGAAGGTATTGTTAAAACTCTAATTTTTGACATAAGTTTTGTTTATATAAACAAATATAAACAAATTATGGGACTAAATCAACCTTACTTAGATTTATTTACCCCAGTTACTTTACCTTTAAAAATAGAATCCCCAACCTTTAATACTAAGTTTTCGTTAATTGACATTGTTTGTTGAGCGGTAAGTAGTAAGTTCAACTTTCTCTCAACAATTTCCTCTAAAGTATCTTTAATTGTTTCTCTAATAATCGACTTAATGTCGTCACCGGCAAAGTTTGTGTTTTGTGGTGTTGGTTTTGTTGATTGGGTGGTCTTTTTAGATAATCCCTCCTGTTCCATTAATTTTTTTGCACCGTCTAAAAAAGACATGTCTAAATTATCTGATAATGATATTTGATCCACGGTAGGTATTGGGTTTTTAATCATTGCATTTTTTATTGAGTCGGGTAATTTGGAGTTTCTAATCTTTTCTTCGTTAACCGTATTTGTTGCCACGTTTCTTTTTGAAACATTACTTTGAGGTTGTGATACCACATTGTCAGTAGATTGGGTTAACATCGACTCATCAATATTCCCTGTTTTATATTCTCCACCGTCTACGGCGTTCATTACTTTTTTTGCATTCACTAATTTTCTCATTAGATCGTCACTTGATATTTTTGCTGATTCCATTGTCCTCTATTTTATACGAATATAAAAAATTATTTTTTAATAATAAAGTAGTTCCTTTATTCTCTTTATATTTTCATTAAGATTATCGTAGTTATCATCTTTGTTTTCTTCCTCACCGTCTTCATTTTCATCATCGTCCTCACCTTCTATATCTTGGTTATCTACTTTGGGTGGGTCAATACTTGGTTTATTAATAGGATTAGGTTCTGGTAAATTTTCAATATCTCCGTCAACATCATCGGTGTCGGGAATATTATCAGGTGTATTATCAATAGGTGGTGTATCGTCTACAGGTGGTGTTTCAGGCTCGGGTACTTCCACGTCTCTCTCAGTACTCCCAACATCTGACCAATCAGAGGTAACGTATGTTGTTAAAAAAGAACTATCATCGCCTTCTTTATAACCTGGTCTTTTTTGGTCAAAGGTTTCATCTTGAAATATGTTTAATTGATTCATTCTGTTTAATAAGAAAGTTCTCCAATTACCCTTTTCAAACCCCGTCTTAGTTCTTGATGGTGGTTCTACCCATGCCCTTACTGCCATGTTACCCTTTTTTGTAACACCCATGGCTACCATTTCTGCTTTAACTCGTTGTCCCGCCTGTACACTATCAATAGGTCCATTATAAAAGAATGTTACAGGTTTTCTTTTTTTAATTGCATCTGCAACAACTTTAGGTGGGTTTTGTATTCTCGGTTCAGCTTGTTCACCAATTAAAAAACGATATATGTGTTTAAATAATTTCATTAAAAATCCGGATATTGTTGGTTTTCACCATAAAAATTTCTATTAACACTATCTACTCTAGTGTTTATGTCTGTTAACGACCCAACAGAGTTATTATTCTGTCCTTTACCTAACTCATCTCCATCGGAAATTGCATTAGGGTGGTTTGAGTTGTACCCATTTGATTCATTATAGGTGTTTCTGTTAACGTTATCGACTCTATTTTGTATATCTACTGAAGATCCGATATTACCATCGTTCTCTCCTTTACCGTATATGTCACCATCGGACAGGGCATTTTCGTGAGTAACACCATATTCGTTTGACTCGTTGTATTTATTACTTGCAAGGACTGATATTCTCGTATTTATATCTGTTAAAGAACCGATATTACCGTCGTTCTCACCCTTACCCTTTTCATCTCCGTCGGATAACGAATTTGGGTGGGTTAATCCATACCCATTAGAGGTATTATAGGTATTCCTACCTGTATTATCAATTCTCGTAATGTTATCCGTTAAACCACCGATTTTACCGTTGTTTTCTCCTTTACCTAACTCATCTCCATCGGAAATTGCATTAGGGTGGTTAGAACCATATTCTTTTGATTCGTTGTATGAATTTCTTTTAAGGTGTTCTTGTCTTTGATTTATATCAGTAGACGTCCCTATTTTACCATTATTTTCCCCACGACCATAATCATCACCATCAGATATGGCGTTAGGATTCTCAATACCGTAACCATTAGTTGGTCCATATTTATTTTTACCAATAGATTCAGTTCTAACGTTAATGTCTGTTAACGACCCAATCTTACCATCGTTCTCTCCTTTACCCTTTTCATCACCACTAGAGATTGCATTAAGGTGGTTAGAATCATACGACTTATCGGTTTGGTAATTATTTCTACTTAATGATTCTGTTCTATATTTTTCTGATATTGTTTCAATTCTTGTTGCCATTATATCAAATCTTTAAATCTTTTTACTTCTTCAAAAATACCTAACGATGATATTGGTGAAACTGAAGTTTTATCTGAGTTAGATTTTAACATGTTTGTAGGTACCGTATAATCTTTACTCTTTTTAGTGTGTTTTGACAGGTATGGGTTTTTTCTAATGTCATTTATTTGACCTATATTATCGGCCCTTTTTCTCGATTTTTTATTATTTTTAATCGTTTGTCTCTCACCATTTAAATAATTTTTACCCCAATCCAACATAACATCACCACCGGCTAAATTATATTGTAAAGACGTATTATCCATATTTTCTAAATCGTGTATTATCCTCTTTATTTGTGGATATGATACTTTTTTTGTTCTTAATAGATTTTTGGCTCTTTGTGTCCCATCAATAGATTTGTCTTCTAACCCCATAAAAACTTTATTTATGTAATTAAAAACATTATCTGGAATGGTAAAGACCCTATCTTTTAATTGGTTATTCATTTTTTTAATTTAAAAAATCTTTAATGTCTGACAATGTTAAATTATGACTCTTCAATGTGTTTTTTAATGACGTCAACTGTCTTTTAACTATTGGGTTTATGTCTTTTTCCGAATTATTAACAATATCGTTACCATCATCTCTTTTAGATAAAACTGTTTCTACGTAGTCTTTCATAAACTTTTTTGGGTTTTCAACTAACCTAACTTTGTCTTCAGGTAATTTTTCATCATAACCCATAGATGTTAGTCTACTCATTGCATCATCGTGTGATAACCCCAATTCCTTCGTAAAATGTTTATAAGCCGTTTTAAAATTTTCGTCGTCACCTAATGTATCGTCATAACCTAACGACTTACTCATGTCTGTTTCAGCCCAATACCTTAAAGAGGTATGTGTACCGTGTACCCCATGTGTTCCCATGGACCCACCAATTGCCTTAACGGTCTTATCTGTCGTTTTTTTAGATCCAACCCCTTTAGGAAATAAATTCGTATCTTTAGAACCTCTTTGTATATTACCTTTACTGTCAACGATTTCGTCAACATCTTTCTCGTTTGAGACTTTTTCGGGTATTTTTTTAAAGTCCGTATCTTTAGACATTTCGTCCGCATATTTAGACCATTTCTTCTTTTCTTTCTTACTTTTTCCCTTTTCGTTGGCCTTTGCATAGAAAAATTTTTGTTGTGCTTTCGATGCAAATTTCTCTTCAATTACCTGTTTTAAAAAACTATTCATAAAAATTTCCTTTATTATAAATATCAAATGTTATGAAAGATATTTATTAAGATATGAATAGTCAAGATATTTTAAGAAATTTAGGGATTGGTTTGGACATTGTATTGGATAATTCAGAGACGTACGACTACGAAATATCCACTCATGATAACGATTATGACGGTTCTTTAATTATTTTTGGTCAAACTCACAGTAGTTATGAAAACCCGAAAATAGTAAAAGATTTAACCGATGATGTACCAATAATAAATAGTATTACGTTAACTGAGGTTGATAACACCGTTAACGACCCTAATTATATTTACTCAGGAATAACCCAAACATTCCAATGGTCGGACTTCTGTGATGTTTTTAATATAACAGATGAAAACGGTTTTATATTTAACCATTATGAAAATTTTCAACTTAATAACGATGTATTTATATATGATGGTTATCCGAATGAAATTCATTATTTTAAAATTTTTAGATTTAATGTACAACCAGCACCGGATAATGATCTAACTTATACATTTATACCAAATAATGATATTACATATGTGTTTATACCAAATAATGATATTACATATGTGTTTATACCAAATAATGATATAACTTATACGTTTATATAAAAAATAATAATTATGGCAATAGGAATTAAGATTGAGAGTGTAAATTTGGATGGGGAAACCGTTATTGTAACACTAAATAAAGTTAATGGGGAAACCGTAGATATCGGAGAAAAAGTAATACCTTTTAGTTATTCACCAATAGATGGGGAATTTTATGGTACATATAAGTTATATTCTGATAAATATCTACATGAATATGAGTTGGTAGTTATTGAACCTACCCCAACACCTACACAAACGGTGACCGTTACTCCGACTAACACCCCCACAAATACACCGACAGGTACTCCTAGTGTAACGCCAACTAACACGGTTACACCTACAATTACAGTATCTGTAACACCGACAGGTACACCTAGTGTAACTACTAGTGTTACTCCCACACAAACAGTATCAGTAACACCTACAA